TCTCATTGTTCTTGGTGTGGTTAATATTATCTACGCTGCACTAACTTCATTTGCTCAAAGAAATTTGAAACGTAAGATTGCTTACAGTTCAATCAGTCATATGGGGTTTGTTCTAATTGGTATCGGAACATACAGTGCTCTCGGAACTAGTGGAGCAATGTTGCAGATGGTTAGTCATGGACTAATTGGTGCATCTTTGTTCTTCCTTGTAGGTGCTACTTACGATAGAACTCACACTCTTCAACTTAATGAAATGGGTGGTGTTGGTAAGAGTATGAAAGTAATGTTTGCTCTCTGGGTAGCATGTTCTATGGCGTCACTCGCTCTCCCTGGTATGAGTGGATTTGTTAGTGAGTTAATGGTATTTGCTGGTTTTGCTACAGATGCAACATATACCATTTCTTTTAGAATAATTATATGTCTTCTGGCTGCTGTTGGTGTTATTCTTACTCCAATCTATCTACTTTCCATGCTACGAGAGATATTCTTTGGTAAGGAAAATAAAGAACTTATCGATCATGCTAATCTTGTAGATGCAGAACCTCGTGAAGTATATATTGTTAGTGCTCTATTAGTGCCGATTATTGCAATTGGTTTATTCCCAAGAATTATGATCGATTCATATAAGAGTTCAGTGGAAGCATTAGTTGATAGAGATAAGTCAGCATTGGTTGTTTATTCTAATAAAGTTTATGCGCCACCAACTATCTAAATATAAGTGAATATCGTCGCCGTGGACAGAGGGGCAACTGGCCAAATCCAGTTGACGCCCCTCTTTTTTATTGCTAAAATACCTATAGGTACACATTAAAGATGACTGTAAAACTTTTGCTATTAAAGTCCGGTGAGGACATAATTGCTGACGTAAGTGAGATGGCAGTAGGCGAAGAATCAGATAAGAAAGTTCTTGGATATTTCCTTGATAAACCTTGTGTTGTTAAAATCCTTAACGCAGAAAAATCAGAAGAAGGAGATAAAAAAGCAGCGTTCAACGTTTCACTCTATCCCTGGTGTCCTCTTGCAGAGGACAATGTTATCCCGCTCCCTGTAGATTGGGTGGTGACGATTGTCGAACCTAAACAAAAACTCAAAGAAATGTATTTGGAGGATGTAGTTGGAAATGGACAAGATAGTAAAGGTGATTCTACTAACGAACAATCAGAGATTGATTAGTGAAATTGAAGAGGTAGGTGCTGAAATTGGTGAACCAGATTGTAAGTTGATTAATCCTATGGAAATTTGTGAGGGAAATATGTTTTCCCCATGGATGATGAATCATACAATGCAAGATACATTTATGATTAGTTCGGACAAGATCATTACACTTGCTGATCCTATGCCAACACTTCTTGAAAAATATCTAGAACAGACTAAATGAAATTTTACACCAACGTTCAGCTAATTGGTAATCAGTTTTTGGTTCGTGGAGTTGAAGATGGAAAAAGATTTGAAATCAGGGACAGTGAATTCTGTCCCACACTTTTCGTCAAAAGTAAAAAAGAATCTAAGCACAAAACGCTGGATGGTGTAAATGTAGAACCAATCAAACCTGGACAGGTTCGTGATTGTCGAGATTTCTATAAAAAGTATCAAGATGTAGATGGTTTTACCATTTATGGTAATGATCGGTATATCTATCAATATATTTCTGAAAAGTATCCTCAAGATGAAGTTAAGTTTGACATAAGTAAAATTAAACTAGTTACACTTGATATTGAGACTACTGCTGAAAAAGGATTTCCTGATGTGGAATCTGCTCAGGAAGAAATTCTTGCAATTACAATTCAAGACTATACTACTAAAAAAATTGTTACTTGGGGTGTAAAACCTTTTATCAATAGACAAAAAAATGTCACATATCATCACTGTATTGATGAGCAAAGTCTCCTGAATAGTTTTATCAATCATTGGATGCAAGATGTTCCTGATGTTATCACAGGATGGAATATCCAACTATTTGACATTCCATATATCTGTAAGCGTCTTAACAGAGTTCTTGGTGAAAAGATGATGAAACGGTTCTCACCCTGGGGACTTGTGAGTGAAGGTGAGATGTATATTCAAGGACGTAAGCACATCATGTTTGATGTTGGTGGCGTCACTCAACTTGATTATCTTGATCTGTATAAGAAGTTCACTTATAAAGCACAAGAATCATATCGTCTTGATTATATTGCCAGCGTTGAACTGGGACAGAAAAAACTTGATCACTCTGAATTTGACACCTTCAAAGACTTTTATACTCATGGATGGCAAAAGTTTATTGAATACAATATTGTTGACGTAGAACTAGTTGACAGGTTAGAAGATAAGATGAAACTTATCGAACTTGCCCTGACGATGGCATATGATGCCAAGGTGAATTATAACGATGTGTTCTATCAAGTTCGCATGTGGGATAATATAATTTATAACTATCTAAAGAAAAGGAATATCGTTATTCCTCAAAAACGCCAGACGGACAAGAACGAAAAGTACGCAGGTGCTTATGTCAAGGAACCGATTCCTGGAAAGTATGATTGGGTGGTTAGTTTTGATCTCAATAGTCTCTACCCTCATCTTATTATGCAATACAATATCTCTCCAGAAACGCTTCTGGAGGAAAGACATCCTACGGTTACAGTTGATCGAATACTTAATGAAGAGATAAATTTTGAACTCTATAAGGACAACGCGATTTGTGCCAATGGTGCAATGTATCGCAAAGATGTCCGTGGGTTCTTACCTGAGTTGATGGAGAAGATGTATGGAGATCGTGTTGTCTTCAAAAAGAGAATGCTCAAAGCAAAACAAGAGTATGAGAAGACGCCTACTGTTGCACTTGAAAAGGAAATCGCTAGATGCAACAACATTCAAATGGCGAAAAAGATTTCTCTTAACTCTGCTTATGGTGCTATTGGTAATCAATATTTCCGGTATTATAAATTAGAGAACGCAGAAGCGATCACTCTTTCGGGGCAGGTTTCAATCCGTTGGATTGAGCAGAAGATGAACAAGTATCTGAATAATCTGTTGAAAACAGAGGACGATGATTATGTCATAGCATCTGATACTGATTCCATTTATCTTAATATGGGCCCTGTTGTTAACAAATTTCTTGCTAATCGCTCCAGCGACAAAGCAAAAGTTGTAGAACTACTTGATATGGTTTGCCGCGATAAACTTGAACCGTATATTGACGATTGTTATAGCAACCTTGCGACATATGTATCTGCATATGATCAAAAGATGCAAATGAAACGTGAGAATATTGCTGATCGTGGTATCTGGACTGCGAAAAAACGATATATTCTTAATGTATGGGACAGTGAAGGTGTTCGATATGAGGAACCTAAACTTAAAGTGATGGGCATTGAATCCGTTAAATCATCTACTCCAGCTCCTTGTCGTCAGATGTTGAAAGATGCGTTCAAAATTTTGATGACTGGTTCTGAAGATGAAATGATTAAATTTATTGACACTAAACGTGAAGAGTTTAAAAAATTACCTCCTGAGGAAGTTTCTTTCCCACGTTCTGTTTCTGATGTGGTAAAATATAAGTCCCCCGCAAGCATCTATAGTAAAGGAACTCCCATTCATGCTAGGGGCGCACTTCTTTATAATCACTATATTAAAGAGAATAAATTAGATGCAAAGTATTCTCTTATTCAAAATGGTGAGAAAATTAAGTTCTGTTATTTAAAAAAACCAAATCATATTCATGAAAATGTAATTTCATTTATTCAGGACTTTCCTAGGGAATTGAATCTTGACAAGTACGTTGATTACGACTTACAATTTGAAAAGTCATTCCTTGAACCATTAAAAGCCATCCTTGATGCTATTGGATGGAATGTTGAAAAAACCGTAAACCTTGAATTATTCTTCGGATAATGGATCTTCCTATCAATGATAAAGAACTCGCAACTATTGTGAGTGCATTGAGACTGGGTGGTGACGCTGCCCTTTATCAAAAACTGAATACAATTAAAGAGATTCGTGAGGAAAATCCTGGCGGATCTTATAAAAAGATTGCTCGTGAAAAATTTGGATTTGTACTGTAATGGATTTTCTTAAAGAAATTGTAAAAGAGATTGGAGATGACTATACCAAACTCGCCTCAGACATTGATGATACTGAAGAATATGTTGATACAGGTTCGTACATTTTTAACGGACTTGTTTCAGGGTCTATATTTGGTGGTGTATCTGGGAATAAGATTACTGCCATTGCTGGCGAGTCTAGCACTGGAAAAACTTTTTTCAGTCTCGCCGTTGTCAAAAACTTCCTGGATTCTAATCCTGATGGGTATTGCTTATATTTTGACACTGAAGCCGCTGTTAACAAGGCTCTTCTTGCAGATAGGGGTTTAGATCTTAATCGTACTGCGGTGGTTAATGTTGTCACTATTGAAGAGTTCCGAAGTAAGGCACTCAAAGCAGTTGATCTATACTTAAAAAAACCTGTAGATGAACGCAAACCATGTATGTTTGTGCTAGACTCTTTGGGAATGCTTTCCACAGAAAAAGAGATTACTGACGTTTTGAACGACAAACAAGTTCGTGACATGACTAAATCACAACTTGTTAAAGGTGCGTTTAGGATGCTGACTCTGAAACTGGGGCAAGCAAATATTCCCATGATTGTTACTAATCATACCTATGATGTCATTGGCGCTTATGTCCCTACAAAAGAAATGGGTGGAGGTAGTGGACTCAAGTACGCTGCTTCTACAATCATCTATCTCAGCAAAAAGAAAGAAAAAGATGGAACAACGGTTGTCGGAAACCTTATCAAAGCAAAGACTGCTAAGTCGCGTTTAAGTAAGGAAAATAAGGATGTTACCGTTCGTCTTTATTATGATAATCGTGGTTTAGATCGTTACTATGGTTTGCTTGAACTGGGTGAACTTGGAGGACTTTGGAAGAACGTAGCAGGACGTTATGAGATAGATGGTAAAAAAGTCTATGCTAAAGCAATCTACAAAGATCCTGAACAATATTTTACTCCTGAAGTAATGGAAAAACTTGATCAAATTGCAAAAGATGAGTTTAGTTATGGATGTTCAAGTAATTGATAATTTCTTACCAGAAGAAGAATTTAATCAAGTTAAGTCAGTAATGCTGGGGGATCATATTCCCTGGTATTGGAATTCCCAGTCGGTTTCATTTAAAAATCGTAGATGGTATAGAAAAGTACCTCAACTGATACATAACCTTTCTCATTATGATCATGGTGGTGTATGTTCTGAATTTTGTCCACTTTTTTATGGAATGTTGACAAAACTTGGAGCTGAAAATTGTTATATTTTAAAAGCAAATTTAAATCCTAGAACAACCTTTAGAAGATATACTGGATTTCATCATGACTTTGATAATATTCGGAGTGCAGTATTTTATGTTAATACTAATACTGGAGGAACTAAGTTTAAGAATGGAAAGTTTATTAAGTCTGTTGAAAACAGAATAGTTACTTTTGATTCTAATCTTCAACACACTGGAGTTACTTGTACTAAAGATAGAAGAGTTGTAGTAAACATAAATTACACATAATAAATTTACATTCATATTTAATATTCCACATGGATAAAGTTGAAATCCTGATCCTTCGTAATCTACTTTATAATGAAGAGTATCTAAGGAAAGTGATTCCGTTTATTAAACCAGATTACTTTGAAGATCCTGTTCAGAAGATAGTATTTGAGGAAGTATCTAATTTTGTTCAGGAATATAATCAACCAGCGACAAAGGAAGTTCTCTGTATTGAGACGGAAAAGCGTAATGATATATCTGATGATTCTTTCAAGAAAGTAACTCAACTGATTAGTTACCTTGATGAAGTTCCATCAGATTTTGATTGGTTATGTGATACCACAGAGAAGTGGTGTCGTGATCGTGCTATCTATCTGGCACTGATGGAATCTATTGCTCTTACAGATGGCACAAATAAAGAAAAAGATAGAGACGCTATTCCAAGTATTCTGTCAGATGCTCTGGCAGTTTCTTTCGATACTCATGTAGGACACGATTA